GGCACCAGCGTCCCGGCTGGCGACGTCTACTGCGCCAAGCACGAGTAACCCCGCAAACGAAAGCGAGCCGGTGCTTGAACACCGACTCGCCGTGACGGCAACCAAGCCCCGTGGACACGAAGAAAGGCTCACCGATGGCCGACACGCTAGCACGCCCCGCCCTGACGCTGGTCAAGGGCGCACCGGACGACGACCCGTTCATCCCCGAGGTAGCCGCGGTCCTGCTGTCCGCAGGCTTTCCGGCGGACCGGATCGGCTGGCTGGACCTGCCCGCCGCAGCGGCGCTCGAGCTGACCGCCGCGATGAGCTCGGCGCAGGACCTGCAGGCGTCCCGGCCGTGACCACAGACCCGGGAGCGGCATCCTTCCCTGATGCCGCTCCCGCACGACACACTGGCCGGTGCGGCATGAGCGGCATCCCCCGGTTCCCCGATCCCCGCCGCGTGTTCAGGATCCGCCGCTGCGGCCCGCTGGAGTACGGCCTGCGCGTCCTGGCCGAACTGGCCGCGGCGCCGGCGTCCCTCGCGATCACGGAATGGGTGTGGCCGCTGTTCCGGCTCCGCTCGTTCCGCCCGCAGCCGTTTACGTCGTGGCCGGGCGACTGGCGCGTCGCCTTCGTCGCGTTCCTGTGCGCCCTGGCCGTGCTGGAAATAGCACAGCTGCGCCTGGCGCCGACGGGGCGCCCCGTCGCGAGGCCCAGGCCCGAAGACCTGACGTACATAACCGAGGTCGGCTACTCGCCGCCTCCGAGGGTGCTGCAGGCGCTGAGCTCGAAGCCGAAGCCCGAGGGGGAGGGGGCATGACCACCGTGAACTGCACCGACCGCGAGACGTGGGCCACTGCCCGCACCCTTTCCGGCCTCGGAGAGCTCACCGCGCAGTGGCTGGAAGGCCGCATCGCCTCCACCCCCGGCTACTACGGCGGACCGGACGAGGAGACCATCCCGCTGGTGCCGGTCCTGGCGAGGCTGAACCGCGCCGGGTTCGTCACCGACACCAGCCAGCCCGGCTGCACCGAGGAAAGCCGCAGGCTCGGCCTGATCGAGCAGCGCGCCGGCGTCCAGGGGTACGTCCCCCCGGAACTGGGCGGCCAGCTGTATGACGCCGCCGAGGCTGCGGACCTGCTCATCGTCACGTGCCGCCCGGACGAGGTGCCCCGCCGACGGTACCACTACGACCGTGACATCACGGTAACCAAGGTCGCCGGCCGGCACTTCACTGGGTTCGGCGTCCGGATCCCCCGCCGCCACATCCGCGACCGGCACATCGGTCACGGCGTGTGCTCTCGGGAGGCCGTGAATGCCCTGTGCTCAGCGTGGCAGGTCACGTTCATCGATCCCATGTACGGCCGCGAGGCGCTGCTGTGGGACGTGCTGGACGGCGCGCTGCCGGAGGTGACGGCATGAAGCCCCGTGTCGTCGCGGCGCTGATCGCCGGCCTGCTGTACCTGCTGCACGGTTCCCGCCCCGCCTCGTACGCATGGAGCACGTCATGACCAAGTTCAGCGGCACGTTCAGCGGCCAGACCGACGGCGGCGACTGGAAGGCCCCGGTCGCCATCGGAGCGGTCGTCGCCGTCGGCTTCCTCGCGTACGAGACGGCGAAGTCGGCGGCCAGCGTGCTCGGGAACGTGCTGGGTGACGTGCTCATCGCGGCCGGCACCCTCGCGGTCGCCGCGGTCGTGCGCTACGTGATCGTGAAGACCCGGCGCCCCCGCCAGTCCCCAGTCGGCGGCCACCCGGCCCAGGCCGTGCTGTGGCAGCCGAACCCGCACGCCCTGCCAGCGCGCGAGCCCAGGGCTATCGCCCCGGCCCCGGTGACCGTGATCAACAACTTCGGGGGCCTCGCCGCTGAACTGGCCGCCGAAGTCGCCACCCTCCTGTATGCCCAGCAGCAGCCGCAGCCAGCACCCGTCATCGTCCCGGCCGGGCGTGAGGAACTGCCGCGATGACGACCTACACCGCGCCCGACGGTACGCCAGTTGACCTGCGGGACAGCTGGCTCATGCACCGGGGCAAGACCAGTCAGGCGATCTGCCACGGCGTTGCCGACGCGATCGACGGCGTGCAGCGCGACCAGCGCGCGGACACCGTGTACGGCCCCGCCTACTGGCGGCACTACCGGGCCGGCCGGCGCGCCTACACCGAGGCTTCCGCGAGAAATGCACGAGAGGACCGCGTCCCGCGCCGCGCAAGGAGTATCCGATGAAAAACAGCTTCCGCGACCACCTGCACGACCTGCGCGTGCACCTCGCCAGCGGCAGAGTCCACGTCAGCAATGCGTGGTACCGCGCGGCCGGGCACCGCATTCAAGGAGCCCGCGGCCGACTGCATAACGCGCGGGTCGTCCGTGCTCAGCAGCGAGGACGGAGGGATCTGCCGCGCCGCGCCGCAGACAGCCTCCGCTCCTCGCTGCCGGTCTACCGCAACCGGATCAACCCCTCCACGGGCCGCCCGAACCGTGACAGCAGGCGGACCGGGCGACTCCTGGACGCGAACCTTGCCTGGAGGCGGCCGACCAATGCCCGCATCAACGCCGCCGAGCGCGCGCTTGAGCGCCAGCGGCGGGAGCCCGCCAGGGCGCGGCAGTATGCGCAGGATCGTCGTCCTGGACGACCGGGGCGGTCCCGGTGAGCGGCAGCGTCCGGTTCGAGGTCCGCCCGGTCAGCGGCGGCTCCCACGGCGTGTACGACACCCAGGACCGCCGCTGGGTCGGCGCATGGACCGGCCCGTATTCGCGTGAGATCGCGGCCCGGCGGCTCCGCGAGCGCGGCCCTCAGCAGGAGCGTCCGCAGCCGACCCGGACTCGGAGGAGGTCACGATGAGCGACCCGCGCTACTCAATCTCCGACTTTGCGTGCGAGGTCAAGCGCGAGCCGACCCGTGCCGTCGAGATCGGCCTGCGCGCCTTGCGTGCCGAACTGTTCGAGCAGGTCAGCCCGGCACGGACCGTGATCCGTCGCGCCAGGGAAGCGCAGGACCGCAGCGACCAGGTTGCCGCCGATCGGGCCTTCCGGACACGCGAAGGGAGGTCCCGATGACCGCGCAGGCCCGGGACGACCGCTGGGATCAGGGCGACCTGCACGAGGGCTACGGCTCCCTGCCGGGCGACCTGATCGAGCGCGGCCACCGTGTCGTGTGCGCCGAGGACCGGGAGAGCAACCGGCCGGCCCGCGACGTGGCCGAGCGGATCGCCCGCGACGCCCGCAAGGCGCAGATCATCGCCCGGAACCGGGAACGCGGGAGGACGCGATGAGCGGCAGCGAAGACCGGGACGCGTACGGCTGGCCGCGTCCGGACGACGACCCAGGCCGCTGGGAGGACCGGGCAGCCCGGTGGACGCCCGGCCAGATCCGGGAGAACGTCCCGGTCCAGCAGGGCCGCGCGCCACGCCTGCCAGCCGGCGCATGGGCTAAGGCTGACCGGGCGCTGGACACCGCCAGCACCGACGGCGGCGAGTTCTGGCGGTGTCGCGAAACGGGCTGCCGCCGGTTCGCCGGCCCGTACGGAAGCTTCCTGAACACCATCGAGGATGCCCGGGACCACCGGAGGCTTGCTCACCCGCCGCAGGAGCGGCAGACCCGCACCCGAGGGAGGTCGCGATGACCATCATCACCAGGCCGAAGGCACCGGCCGCGGCCGAGCCGCAGCGCCGGGTCCGCAAGCCTCCCGGCCGGATCCGGCGCGCGGCCGACCGCAAGGCGACCCGCACCATGCGCGAGGGCGCCCCCTACGTAGCGAGCCTCGCCGCCGCGGCGGCCGCGGCCGCGATCCTGCGCCAGCCCGACATCGCCGTCGCCGGGCTCAGCGCCGCCGCCGGAGTCGCCGGCGTGCGGATGCACGAGGCGTTCGGCTGGCACCGCTCCGGCGGGAAAGCCGCGATGCGGGCCCGCCGCCGCTACCAGGGCCTGGCCACGCGGAAGGAACTCCGCGCGAACCTGTCCCCCAACTCGGTCGCCAGGCGTGCCGCGGTCACCTGCCCCGGCACCGACCCGTCCCGGGTGCCGGTCACGCTCGGCCGGGCCCGCGGCCAGGACCTCGCCGGGAGCCGCGAGGATTCCTACCTGCTCGTCGCCGGGCCGCGCTCGGGCAAGACCGGGCTGATGGCCTGCTGGGTCGCGGACGCCCCCGGATCGGTCCTGACCACCTCGACCAGGACCGACATGTACGCCCACACCGCGGCCGCGCGCCGCGGCGCCGAGGTCTGGGTGCTGAACCCGGACGGCGACGGCGACATCCCCTCGACCCTGCGATGGTCCCCCGTGGACGGCTGCGACGATCCCGCCACCGCGATCCAGCGGGCCGGGTACCTGATGGACGCCGCCCCGCGCGACAAGTCCGGCAAGGACGCCTGGTGGGACGCCAAGGGCGCCGAGCTGCTCCGCCTGATGCTTCACGCCGCCGCGATCGCCGGGGCGGACATGCAGCAGGTCCGCGCCTGGATCGCCGACCCCGCCCACCCGGCGCCGGCGGCGATCCTGGCCAGCGAGTACGCCGCACCCGGCTGGGCCCACAAGCTCGCCGCGCTGGCCGGGACCGATGAGCAGCTCAACGGGATCATCGCGTCGGCCGCCGCGGCGCTGGGGTGGATGGACGACCCGGCGATGGCCGAAGCCGCCTGCCCCCGGCCGGGCGACGGCTTCGACGCGGAGACGTTCCTGCTGTGCGGGCACGGCACCGTGTACCTGATCGGCGCTGACCGGCCCCACGGCGCCCTCGCCCCCTACTTCGCCAGCTTCGCCGCGCACCTGTTCGAGACCGCCAAGCGGGTCGCGTCCCGCTCCCCCGGCGGACGGCTCCCCGCGCCGCTGACCCTGGCCCTCGACGAGGCCGCGATCACCTGCCCCGTCCCGCTGCACAAATGGCTGGCCGAAGCCGGCGGTCACGGCGTCACGGTCATGGCCGCGGTCCAGGGCATCTCCCAGCTGCTGTCCCGCTGGGGTGACCACGACGGCCGCACCATCAAGAAGCTGTCCACGATCAAGCTGTTCTGGGGCGGCGACACCGACGCCGCCGACCTGGAGGAGATCTCCGCCGTCTGCGGCATGCGGGACACCTGGGACCACACCCGCAACCCCGACGGGTCCAAGACGAAAACCCCGCGGCAGGAACGCACGGTCCCGCCGGAGCGGATCCGCAAGCTCGCCCCCGGCGAGGTCCTGATCCTGCACCGCACCACAAGGCCGGTCATCGCGAAGGTCACCCACGTGTGGGACCGGCGCGGCTACCAGCGCGCCGACGTCGCAGCCGGCAACGTCCCGGCCCGCGACGCCGCCCCGGAGCGCGCCGCGATCGCGGCGCCGCGCCGCGACGCGATCCCCATGCCGCCGGCCGCCCCAGCGGGGATCGGCCGCCGCGAGCCCGCGCCCGCCCTGGACAGCCCGTCCGGCGCGTATGCGGTCCCCAGTTACCCGCCCGCCATCACCGAGGAGGAACCCGCATGGCATTCGACTACCGTCGCCTGAGCCGCCGGGCAAGGCACCTGATGCGCCGCCTGAAGCGCACCAAGCACGCATCCGTCCAGCAGGTCACCGTGCACGAGCTGAACAACGAGATCCACCGCCGCCGGTTCGGCCGCGCCGCCAGAACCGCTGAGCCGGCTGCCGCCAGGCTCGGCCACTGGCGGCCGCTGACACGGCGGGCCAAGAAGCTGCTGACCCAGCTGGGCCGGGCCAAGGTGTGGGTCATCCAGCGGCGGCTCGTCAAGGAACTCGTCACCGAGATGGAGAACGGCAGGCGCTTCCTGGCCGGCCGGATGCACAAGGCCAGGCGCCGCCTCACCCGGGCCGCGCGACCACTCGTACGCGGGAAGCGCGCCGTCGGCCGGGCTATCCGGTCCCGCAGGACCTGGCGCGCCACCGGGCGCACCTGGCAGTCCGTACGGCAGCCGGGCAGCCGGGAACGGCAGTTCAGCGCCACCCGCGCCGGCCGCAGGTGGGGACGCCAGAACGCCCGCCGCGACGTGCCCGGTTCGGTCGTGACCCGGGTCAGGCGGCAACGCCAGCCACGGCCCGCACCCGCCCCGGCGAGGACTGCGCCAGCGCCCGGGGGGCGCCTCGCCCCTGGCAGCACCCGGCCGGCCCCGGCCCGCACCGCCCGTACCCGCAGCTAGGAGGAACCGCACCCGTGAGGCACGCTCTCGCCGCCGGCTGGCTGGCCGGGATCACCGCGATCCTGGCCGGCTGGCCCGCCGTGGCCGCCCTGGCGCTCCCCGTGCTCGCCGCCGCGGGCGGCTGGGCGGCGCAGCGCTGGGGGCCGGGCGCCCGGGCTGCGGTGATCACCGCAGTCAAGGCGAGGCGTGCCGCCAAGGCCGTGAAGACCACTGGGGGGACTCTTGAACGCGCCTAGCCTGCTCGTGGCCGATCCGCTCGGCGGCTGCTGCGAGGACGAGAAGTGGGACCCCATCCCGGGCTGGCCGCACCACGAGGCCAGCAGCTGCGGCCAGGTTCGCATGCTCGACCGCCTCGACGCCGAAGGGCGGCTGCGGCTCGGCGGCATCCTGCCGCAGTTCCCCGACAAGCGCCCCGGCAAGGGCTACCTGTACGTCATGCTCCGCGACGGCGCGCGGCACCGCAAGGCGGCCGTGGCCGTGCTCGTCCTCGAGGCGCACCGCAAGTCGCGGCCCGGGCCCGGCATCGAGGCGTGCCACAACGACGGGGTCCGGACCGACAACCACCTGAGCAAGCTCAGGTGGGACACCAGGGAGGCGAACCTAGCCGACATGCTCCGGCACCGGGAGGAGAGAAGCAGGACGGACGGGTTTGACGGAAGTGAAAACAGAGGGGAAAGGGAAGAAGGAAGGGGAGCTTCCCGTGCCGATCGCGGCGTAACCGTAACGACAGACCCGTCACGGGGGCGCCTGAACGGCCGCACCGCCTCTGACCTGCGGTCCGTGACGTCACCGGGCATTTTCAGGCTGGGTCGTTACCGGAGTCGTTACACGTCGCGGCGGGCCGCCTGATGGCTGAAAAGGACTGCACCAAGTGCGGCCTCGCCAAGGATCTGGCCGAATACAACCGGCGGGCCAGTTCGCCAGACGGACACCGGTCTGAGTGTCGCGCCTGCCAGCGCGTCTACACGAAGAGCTACAACGCGGCCACTGGCAAAGCCGCGCCCGAGGTCTGCGCCGTCTGTGGTGGCCCGCTGCAGCGTGGTAGTCGGCGTGGCGTCTGCCGCAGGAACCCGGAGTGCAAGCGGCGGAACGTGTCGCTGAGCAACAGGGCCAAACGGGTCAAGAAGGGAATCTTGCCGAGGCCGTGTGCTGCGTGCGCTACGCCATTTCTGCGCCGCAAGGGATGGGGCAGGAACGACAAACTCTGTCCGGGCTGTTCGGTAGATCGGTTCTGGTGCGTGGGGCCTTTCAACGTGCCAGGCCACATCGCTCCGCGCGGCCGCCGGGTAAACGTCGCCCTGTGCCGAGCTTGCCGACTCGTCCGCCACGCCCAGACCCGTGCCGACCTCATGGGAATCCCATTCGACCTGACGTGGCAGTACGTCGAGTCAGTCTTCCCGGAGACCTGTCCGTACCTCGGTCTCTCGCTGAGCTTCGGCGTCGGCATACAGCACGCCGCGTCCCCTTCGCTCGACCGCGTAGAGCCCGCTAAGGGATACGTCCAGGGGAACGTCGAGGTCATCAGCTACCTAGCTAACGCGATGAAGAGCAACGCGACACCAGATCAGCTGCTCGCGTTCGCCGACGCCGTATTCCGGAAGTTTGGCCAGGTGACTGCGGGATGATAGCGGTCTGGATTGGCGTCGTCACGCTGATACTTTTCGCGGCGTCTGGTGCGGCTGGGCACTATGACAGCCGCATCAGGAAGCATGGCATCCATGCACTGACCTGGAGATTTCTGAGCGCCGGGTCGAACTGGGCGGGCCACCCGGTCACCAATCGCGGCCTAACGCGCCGCGGCACCAAGGCGCTCACCCCGACCGGGCACGCGCACCGCCGCTGGTACCTGCCCCGCTGGCAGCACGCCCTATGGCGGATCCAGTGGACCCTCGCCTCGGTCCTGACCCTCGCCGCGGTCCTGCTGCAGTCCCGCCGCACCGCCGTCTACCTGGGCGTAACGGCTCTCGCGGGCGCTGGTTACGGCGCCTGGCGCACCTGGCTGTGGGCGCAGGACTGGACGCACCGCCGGAGCTACGTCCGGCCGCTTCACGTCCGCCTCCACGCCAAGGCCGGGATCCCGATGGCGAACCGGCCCGACTCGTGGCTGGACATCCCCCGCGACCTCAGCTACGCACGGCTGACCTGGCCGAAAGGGTCACCGCTGCCCGAACCGCAGGAACGGCAGTCGATCGAGGCTGTCGCCGCGTCCACGCTCGGCATGAAGAACCCGAACAAGACGTGGCAGTTCACCGGCCCGCGGCTGCGGCTGACCCTGGTGCCGCCGTTCCCCGCGCCGAACTGGGTGTACCTCGACCGGATCGAGTGGAGCAGCCGCGTCCCGCCCGATCTCGGCGCGGACGCGATCCGCCAGGCCATGATCGAGGCCGGGATCGACGACCTCATCCTCGGTGTCGGGTCGGCCGCGAAAGTCGTCAGGGTCAGCCTGCAGAACGACTCCCCGCACCTGGCGCTGTCCGCCGACACCGGCAAGGGCAAGTCGGTGGTGGTGCGGTGCATCCTCGCGCAGATCCTGTTCCGCGGCGGCATCGGCGCGATCCTGGACAACAAGCTCGTCTCCCACCCGTGGGCCCGCGGGCTGCCTAACGTCGCGTACTGCGACGACATCGAGAAGATCCACGACTTCCTGGTGTGGCTCGACGGCGAGCTCGACCGGCGGGCCCGGTTCATCCGCGCGCACACCGACTTCCACGGCAACCTGACCGGCTCGCCCGGGCCGCGGCTGATGATCGTGCTCGAGGAACTGAACCTGCTGGCCAACCGGCTGCAGTCCTACTGGGACATGCGGAAGGCCGACGACAAGTCGCTCCCGAGGGAAGAACGGGAGAACCTGCCGAATGTGTCCCCGGCGAAGCGGGCGCTGGAGAACGCCTCCTACATCGGCCGGGAGCTGAAGGTCCACCTGCTGTTCGTGTCCCAGCGCCTCTCGGCGAAGGCCACCGCCGGATCGGCGGACGTCCGGATGAACATGGGCACCCGGCTCCTCGCGGGCTACGACGCGGCGACGTGGGACATGCTGGTCGGCAAGGGCACCCCGATGCCGCCGCCGTCCAAGCACGCAGGCCGGATGCAGGTGTTCGTCAAGGGCGGCGACCTCACCGAGGTCCAGATCACGTTCTTCACCCACGCTGAGGCCCGCGCGTTCGCCCAGGACGGCGGCGGCCAGGTCCCGCGCGTACTCAGGCACCTGACCGTGTTCACCCCCGGCAGCGTCACAGACCCGCGGCCCGCCGATTCAGGCGTGACCGGCGGCGACGGTTCCGCAGTGACCGTCACGCCCGTGCCGCAGCTGCCTCCGCCGGTGCAGAACTGGATGACGATCAGGCAGGCGAAAGACGCCGGGCTGCTCCCGGCGCACTGGACGAAGCCCGGCGGCGCGTTCCGCACCGCCAAGTCCAGGGCGAAGAAGGAAGGCCGGACCGTGCCGGACGTCCGCGGCTACAAAGGCTCCGAGGCGCTGTACGACGCCACCGAGCTCGCCGACTTCCTCGAATCGCTCACCGAGAAGCAGCCCGCGTGACGCCTCAGGCCCACTGCCAGCAACCTGACTCAAACGCATTGTCACCAAATACCCGAAAACGATCACTAAGAGGGACATGATGGCCTCTATGACCAGCGAGGTTCCGCGCGTCAACGGTCACGCTAGACCTGCTCCTGCTCCTCTGCGCGACTTCAGGGCGGCAGCCGGGCTTGCCAGCTGGTCACCTGCAGGACTGCAGGCAGCGGGCCGGCCCCAGCGCGAGGACGCAGGCCAGCCCTCAGCGGAGACCGTGGAGGACAGCCCGGATCCCCGGCTGGCGGCATCTGCGGGCACGGTACTGATGGCCGTTGTCGCGCTCGGCCTGGCCGCCTACTCCGCTGCGGCCTCTTACGAGTCGGTGTCGCGGCTGGCGAAGCGGCTGAGCGTCCCGCTGTGGCAGCTGACACCGCTGGGGATCGACGGCGGCTTGTTCGGCGTGATCGCGTTCGACATCGTGCTCACCCTCGCGGGCCGGCCGATCTGGTGGCTGCGGTGGACCGGGCGCCTGTTCGCCGCCGGGGTGATCGCGGCGAACGCCGCAGCAGGCTGGCCCGACCCGGTGAGCGTGGGTCTGCGGTGCGGCGCGCCGCTGCTGTTCGTCGTCATCGTCGAGGCGGCCCGGACGGTGATGCTGGGCCGGGCCGGGAGCTTGTCGCGGGACCGGATCCCGCGTATCCGGTGGCTGCTCGCCCCGGCCGGCACGTGGTCGCTGTGGCGCCGCATGCAGCTGTGGGGCGAGCGGTCATTCACCCGCGCTGTCGGCCTGGAGCTCGACCGGGTATCGGCGATCGAGCGGCTGTCCGCGCACTACGCTCCGGGGCTCTGGGAGGTACGCGCGCCGCAGGACCTGGTGTGGATGCTGCGGTCCGGCGTGCGCATCGGCGAGGCACTCGAGCGGGTGTCGGAACTGCTGGCGTTCGCCGCCCGCGACGCCGAAGTGAAGGCCGCATGGCACGCCGAACGAGAGGCGATGCGCGGCGAAATCGAGACGCTCACGGCCGCGGTCGCAGCGGCGAACGATGCGCGCACGGAAAGCGAATCACGCCTGACGGAAGCCGGCGAAGAGATCACGCGCCTGAACCGCAAAATCGCTGCTGGCGGCACGAACCGGCGCCGTGGTGATGCGGCGAACAAGGGCGGTGACCCGCAGCGAACGAACGGCAAGCCGCCGGCCTTGACTGACGCGCAGGCGCTGGCGAAAGCCCGTGAGATTTTCGCCACCCAGCCCGGCATCACCGGGAAGGATCTCGGCGAACTGGTTGGCCGCAGCGGACGGTGGGGACAGCTCCGCGTCAGCGAATTCAAGGGTGCCCAGGCCGGTGCTCCAGTGACGAACGGAAGAGTTAATCCATGACCATCACTGACCTGAACATCGACGGGCCGCACAGCCCGCAGCAGACCCGCGAGGTGGCGTCGCTCGCCGCCGAGTGCGTCCGCTACCTGAACCACGCCACCGGCCATCACCAGGCCGCCGCGCTGGATTGGCCGGCGGACGCCGACTCGGTAACCGGCTCCGTGGCCACGCTGGTGATGCGCCTGCCGCAGCTGCTCAGCCAGCTCGGTGACTGGTTTGAGCGGGAGCGCGCCGCGGGCAGGCTCCGGATCGCCTACGGCAACTTCAAGGGCAACCCGGACGGCGCCGTCGAGAAGCTCCAGGTGCTGTTCGGCGAGGCGTCGGCGTTCGGCGGCGGCCTGTACTCGTCGCTGCACGCTGCTGCTCAGATAACGGCCGCGATCGGCGGCAACCCGCGGGACGAGGAAACGGGGGAAGGCAATGGCTGACGCCGACATCACAGCGCTGCGGGAAGACCTGGCCCGCAGCCTCGCGGGCGGACCATGGGGCGAGGCGGCCGCCGTCGCGGTCCTGCTCGGCTTCCAGCCCATCGCCGGGCACGAGCGGTTCGGCCGGTACGTTGACCGCGGCGGCGTCGACTGGACGGCCATGCTGAAGGACCGGGCCTGGTCGACGCAAGAGCGGTTCCTCATCGCCACCGCCGCAGGGCTGTGGTCCGGCCGCGACCCGAAGGCTGATATCAGCCGCGTGCCGTTCCTCAGCGACGGGTTCTACGAGACGTGGCTGGCCATGGTGACAGCCTCGCGGACAGGAAAGGTGCAGGACAATGGCTGACCTGGAACAGAAACGCCGCACCGTACGCGTGCTGGAGTTGCTGACGGAGTCGTTCGAGGCGCACCGCCGCGGCGACGACGAAGCGTTCCGCCGCTCGCTGGACGAAGCGGCCGAGCTCGACCAGTTTGCCCTCGTCGGGATCCGCGGCGGTATCACGATCGGGGAGATCCCGAACCCTGAGCGGGACTGGCCGGCGTGGGGTGAGTACGTGTCGGCGAACCAGGAGGGCCTGGCCGCCATGGAAGCGGAGGATGCCGCGAATGGCTAGCGCCGAAGACGCCGAGGATGCCTACGAACGGGCTTGCATGTCCATCCTGGGTGCTCGCGACTGCCTGATGCAGTTCGCCGCCCCGCTACCCGATCTTGAGGTCACGATCCCGGACGAGCGGTGGAAGGTCGTTCGCGAGGCCGATGCCGCAGCAGGCGAGGCTGAGCGGAAAATGCGGGAGGCACTAGAGATCGTCCGGACAGGCATCCTCGGCTGGGCCCCTGCGGAACCGCCGCGCGAACTTGACGAAGACGGCGACCGGGATGGCTGAGGCCATCTACCAGCGCGGCGTCGTGCCGCCCGGCACCTACGCCCGGGGCGGCCGGTCACCGATCGTCTACGCGCTGCTGTGCGCTCCGTGCGCCGGGTACGCGCCGACGACGGATCCGGATTACGACGGCGCGCTGTCCGGCCGGTGCCAGGGCTGCGGCGCAGACTCCCGAGAGCTGCACAGGTTCCAGGCGCTGATCATGAGCGCGGCCAACGGCGGCTGCAGGTGCACAACCGGTCACAAGCAGGTCACCGGCGAGCTGCCCACCGAGGAATCCCTGCGTGCGGTGTGGTGGGAGCTCGCCACGCGGCCCATGTCGCCGGTGCAGCGGTCCGAGCGCGGCCAGGCCCTCAAGCTGCTCGAGGCTGCCCTGTTCCTCCGCATGAACGGGCAGCGGGCACCGGGCGGCAACGAGACCTGGGGGGCCTGGGAACGCCGAGTCGAATCGTTCCTGCGGGCACTACTAGACCGCACGCCCGAACGCGAGCCTGTCGAAAATGACAGACCAGCGGGCTAGGTTGACCTGGTCATGAACGGCGCTAGGACTTCTCGTTCAGTCGCAGCCGCGGCAGCATTCCGGGCTCGGCTAGACGAGCTAGGCGCGACCCTGCTCGAGCCTGCATGGCTCGGAGCCTACAGGCCTCATCGGGTCCGATGTTCCGCCGGACATGAGTGCCAACCTAGGCCGAACGCCGTTCAGCAAGGTCGCTGCATCTGCCGTACATGCACCCCTCACAATGATCCAGCAAGGGCAGAGGTCGCGTTTCGAGCCAGACTGACCGAACTGGGCGCGACGCTGCTTGAACCAGGCTGGCTCGGGAGCCATAAGCCGCATCGGGTTCGCTGTGCAGCGGGGCATCAATGCATGGCTCGCCCGGGTTATGCCCAAATAGGTCAAGGGATCTGCCGGGCATGCGCTAGGCGCGACCCGGCTACAGCCGAGGCGCGGTTCCACGTCAGGCTCGCGGAACTGGGGGCAGCCCTGCTAGAGCCAGTCTGGCTCGGAGCAGCCAAGCCGCACCGGGTTCGGTGTGTGGCCGGACATGAATGCAGGCCCCGGCCGGATCATGTCAAGGCTGGAATAGGCATCTGTCGTGCATGTGCTGGTAACGACCCGGCCACGGCTGAAACCGCGTTTCGTGCCCGGCTGGCCGAACTCGGCGCAACCTTGCTAGAGCCATACCAAAATGTCACGACTCCGCACCGTGTCCGCTGCGCTGCCGGGCATGAATGTTATCCGGCCCCGAGGCACATTCGAGGGGGTAGCGGCGTCTGCCGTCTGTGTGCCGGCATGATCTGGGACGTTTTCTACATTGTGCTTGATACTGACCGGCACCGGCTCAAGTTCGGCATCACATCAGGTGATCCTCGACCGAGGCTCGGCGTCCATCGGTCAGCTGGTTACCGCGAGGTAGTCAAACTGCTGACCGGACTGCCAGGCACCGCGGCCCCGGATCTTGAGCGGTCGGTGCTGGCTGCGCTGCGCCTTGCGGGCGAACGGCCGATCAAGGGCCGAGAGTATTACGACAGTTCAGCCCTGGCTCTCGTGCTCGATGTGGCTGATCACGCGATCGGCGAATCTGCCGTCGCCGCGTAAGGCGCCCGCTTCACGGCTGGGACCAGCGTGCCGAGCAGTTCCTCCGCTCGCTGCTGCCACCGGACGGCGAGTCCCGGGAGTCCCGGGAGTCCCGTCAGCACCGGTAGGCTCGGCGTGGCCGCTCGGCCCCGTGACCTGCCCGTTTCCCGCCGATCGGTCGTCTCTGTGCTGTTGTGGATCGCTCTTGCCTGTGTCGTAGCCGCCGCGCTGATACTGCTGCGCCTGGCTGTAGGCGATGAAGAGCCCGACAATGCGATCGTCCAGGAGCAGGAACGCGAGCCGCGCCGGGATCCTGACGCCGTGGAGATGCGACGCGCCGCGTAACGCCTGGGCTATTTGCGGCTACCTGCGACTATCGGTGATCATGTGTTCAACGCATGGTCACCGGCAGGGGGAAACAACGTGGCAGGCAAATTCGACCCCGGGTACTCGTTCCGCTCCAGCGACTTCCGCGGCGACCGGCACCGCCGCGGCGGCGGATCCGGCACCCCGCCTGTCCTGATCACCGCACCGGAAGTCCCCCAGCCCAGGCCCGCACCGCCGAAAGGCCAGAAGGTCGAGGCGGCGAAACCCGACCCCGGCGCCTGCCCCGGCCCGTGCAACAAGCGCTACCAGGAAGCATGGGCGAAGTACGCCGCCGACGTCGGCGACTACAACGAGACCGGCCTCCTCGACGCCGACCGGTCCCGGCCCGAACCGCCCGCCGCCCGGTTCTGGCCCGGCTCACCGGTGTGGTGCACGGACTGCACGACGAAGATCCGGCTGCGCCTCGCCCAGCTCGACACGCTCGCCGGCCGGCTCGCCGCCGAGGCCGACGGCTACCGCGAACCCGGCGACCTCGAGCGCGTCTCCGGCACCACGGAGCCGTCATCACAGTCACGCGCGGGCGATGACCTGGATGAGATGTTCCGGATGCTCAGCACCTGGGAGGTGATCTACCGCACCCTGAAAGGCTGGCAGTCCGGGGCGCCCCACGGCGATCTCGCGGCGCGCGAGACCGAATGCATCGACTGGCTCCGCCGTCACCTCAACGGGATCCTCGTCTCCGGTATCGCGGCCGACTTCGGCCTGGAGGTCCTGCAGTGGCACCGGGAAAGCTGCGGCGCGGCCAAAGCCGGGGTACGCACCCTCCGTAAGCCGATGCGCTGCCCGTCCTGCAAGTGCGTCATGCTGTTCTGGACCGAAGGCGAGACGACCGTCAACTGCAAGAACCCGGACTGCGGCCGCATCCTCACCCTGTCCCAGTACGAGATCGAAGCCGAACGGCAGGCCGCCATCCTGGCCCGCGGCGAGGACCTCGACGCCGAACTCGAATCGTCCTGACGCGCCGCCCGGCACCCTCGCTTGACCAGCGTCTTGTTCACAGTTAACGTGACTGTACGGATACGTGTGCCTACTGGGCCTCTGGCGAAAGCCAGGGGCTTTTGTTATGTCCGGAGGTGAGGGAAATGCCCGACGGCCCGCTCGACATGGACGCGCTGCTCCCCGCCTCCCAGGTCGCCAGGTACGCCGGGGTCAGCACAGCCGCCGTGTGCAACTGGGTCGCCCGTGGCCATCTACCGGTAGCGAAGGACGAGCAGGGCAACGAGATCCGCGACCGCCGCGGCCGGGGCCTCTACCGCCTGCGTGACGCGGCTCGCGTCGACGCCGTAACCAGCGAGCGAGCCCAGCAAGTGTCCCGCATGGTCCGGCATCGCAACCCGGGCGAACTGGCCGCCTGATGGCCCGCCACTGCCCCGTCACCGGCGACCCGGTCGACCAGTGCGACTGCGGATCATGCGAACCCGAAGACGACGAACTCGGCAACGAATCCTGGCGCATGGTCCCGTTCATCCCGCTGTCCGACCTAGATGAGGTCGGCGGCCCCGGGATGAGCGCCAGTCGACAGGAGCAGCCCAGTGATCATCGCGATTGATCCCGGCGAGCTGGAAGTCCGCTCCGACCCGGACAGCGGCCTCCGCCTCGTGATGACCGCCGAGATTCCCGCCGGCCTGGCTGGCCCAGCACCAGGCACTGAGCCGGGTAAGCCGGCCGTCTTGGAGCACCAGCGGTTCTTTCGCGGCTGGGACGACCTCATGCAGGTCATCAACGCGCTGTGGCGAGGCGGCCAGGACGCCTTCGGACCCGCGTCCGGGCCGGATCGAGTACCCAAGTCAAAATCATCGGCCGAAGACTCGGCCCGCTGACCTGCGACGACTCAACTTACTTCACCGGCCGGCAAAGACGGCTAGAGAAGCCGCCAGAGCAAAACCCCCTCGGATGGAGGCATCATGACGGACGCCAAGAAGGACCAGGGCAAGCACGCCGAGGACGAGGGCGCGAAGACGGCCGGGTCCGGTGAGCGTGACGACGTGGCGGAGGGCCAGCAGGTGGCGGAGCGGGACGACGTCGGCGCCGCTGCCCTCCCCGACGGCCCGGACGCGGTGAAGGTCATCACCGAAGTCAACCCGGGCACCGCGAACTAGCGTGACCGTGCGAACATCATGACCGTACGAACAAACCGGGGGGGCAACGGCCGGTTCGTGCCCAGCATCAAAGCAGCCGCCAGGGACTTCGAGGCCGCCGAACTGCGCGTCAAGGGCCGCAGCCTCCAGCAGATCGCCGACGAGCTCGGCTACGCTTCCCGCGGCCACGCCCACGACGGCATCATGCGAGCGTTCGGCGCGCTCCCGTCAGAAGATGCCGAGGACGCGAAGCGGCTGGACCTGGAGCGGATCGACCGGCTCATCGCCAAGGCGTGGGACGTGATGGAACGCGAGCACATCGCGTACTCCAACGGCCAGGTGGTCCGCCGCCGCACCGGCGAGTACGAGATGGATGACGACGGGTTCGAGCGCCTTGACGACCAGGGCAACCGCATCCCGGTGTACGAGGAGGTCCTCGACGACGGGCCGCTGCTGGCGGCAATCGACCGGATCGAGAAGCTGATCGGCCGCCGGGCCCGGATCTTCGGCTACGAGGCTCCGTCCCGCTCCCGGATCGAGGTCATCACGCCGGAGACGATCGAGGCGCATATCGCCGCCCTGGAGGCGGACCTTGCCCGCAACGACCCTGCGGATCGAAGCCCCGCTTGACCGGCTCCGCTACCTGCGGGAGCTGCAGAAGCGGGCCGCGCAGATCAAGGCCGGGGTCGCCAAGTACTACGACGATCCGGTCGGCTTCGCTCATGACTGCATCGACTGGGGTGCCGGCGACGGGCTGACGTTCTACCAGGAGGAGATCCTCGGCGCGCTGCCGGAGCGCAAGCGGGAAGCCGTCCGCGGTCCCCACGGCCTCGGTAAATCGAGCCAGGCCGCGATAGCGGTTCTGTGGTTCGCCCTGACCCGGGACGCCGCGGGGGTGGACTGGAAGGTCGTCACGACCGCCGGGTCCTGGCACCAGCTGACGGCGTACACATGGCCGGAGATCCACAAGTGGGCTGGGAAGCTCCGCTGGGACAAGGTGCGTGACGGCCGCCCGTTCTCCCGGGCGCACGAGCTCCAGAACATCAACCTGAAGCTGTCCCACGGCGCCGCCTTCGCCGCGGCGTCCGCGAACGCCGCCCTGATCGAGGGTGCGCACGCCGACTCGCTGATGTTCGTCTACGACGAGGCCAAGGCCATCCCGGCACCGACATTCGACGCTTGCGAGGGTGCGTTCTCCAGCGCTGGCGAGGGCGGCACCGAGGCGTTCGCGCTGGCCCTGTCCACGCCCGGGCAACCGCAGGGCCGGTTCTACGACATCTGCAAGCACAAGCCCGGCTACGAGGACTGGTATCCCGTCCACGTCACCCTCGACGATGCGATGGCCGCGGGACGCATCACCGAGGAGTGGGCGCAGCAGCGGGTCCGCCAGTGGGGCGAGCAGTCCGCGATCTACCAGAATCGCGTCCTCGGCGAGTTCTATGCCAGCGACGAGGATTCGGTGATCCCGCTCGCCTGGGTGGAAGCGGCCGCCGCCCGCTGGCGCGAGTGGGACGAGGCAGGGCGGCCTGACACGGGCAAACCGCGCACGGTCGGCGTGGACGTGGCCCGCACCGGCACGGACCGCACCGTCCTCGCGATCCGGAACGGCCCGGTGGTCACCGAGCTGCGCCGGTCCGTCAAAGAGGACACGATGCAGACGACAGGCCGGGTCAAGGGCATCCTCGAGGCGGAGGACGCGCTGCGGACCCCGGTCGTGGACGTGATCGGCATCGGCTCCGGTGTCGTCGACAGGCTCCGCGAGCAGAAGATCGCCACCGTCGCGTTCAACGCCTCCGGAGGGTCGAAGGCCAAGGACTCCACGCGTGAGTTCGGTTTCTCGAACAAGCGCAGCGAGGCCTGGTGGACACTCCGGCAGGCCCTGGACCCGTCCGGCGACCCGGATATCTGCCTGCCGGACGATGAGATGCTGCTCGGCGACTTGTCGGCGCCGCAGTGGTCGGTGACGTCGGCCGGGAGAATCCAGGTGGAGAGCAAGGACGAGATCCGCAAGCGGCTCGGCCGGTCCACTGACGACGGCGACGCCGTGGTGCAGGCGTTCGTGCCGCACCTCGGTGAGCACAGGGCGAACGCCCGGACGTGGGCCGGAGCCGCCGATCTGGCCAAGGTCGGTTCCGCACCGGGCCCGCGCCGGGACGCGCGGGCAGCCGACCGGCTGCAACCCGACCCGGCGGACCCGTGGGATACCGAATCGTTCGCCCCGAAGGACGACGCGCCGCAGCCCAGGCGCAGAAACGTCCGGGGCTGGCGGTAGCCGACTTGCAGCAAGCATCGGAGGTTGGCCAGTGCCTCCAGCGCGGGTGGTGAAGTTCCCGAACATCAGCCCGAAGACGCAGAAGGCGCTCCTGCAAGGCGAGATCGGCACTGCCTACGACGCCCGCGAGGGCATGTTCGCCTACACGGGTGACGGAGAGCTGCTCGATTACGGCGACTGGAACGACCGCGATGTCGAGGTCATGCTCGACAGGGACGGGCGTGCCGGCGCGATCGAGGCGGTCCTGACCCTGCCGATCCGGCAGGCTTCCCGGGCGATCGAGAAGGCCGACGGCGACGACGGCGAAGCGGAGTTCGCCCGCTCAGTGCTGATGACCCCGCACACGGGCGGCGGGATGAAAACCCCGCTGCAGGACGTGATCGGCCAGCTGACCAGCGCGCAGACGTTCCGCAGGGCCTTCTTCGAGAAGGTCTGGACCACGCGCGACACCGACGGCCGCATGGTGTACGAGAAGCTGGCGTTCCGGCCTTCGGCCACGTGCGAGATCAAGCGTGACGAGCGCACGGCGGCCCTGACGGGGTTCAGGCAGCAGGTCTGGTCCTTCGGCCAGCAGGGCAAAGCGCTCACGAAGAGCAAGATGCCCGGCTGGGTCGACATCCCGTTCCCCAAGGCTTGGGTGTACATCAACGGGAAGCACCGCAAGCCGCTGACGGGCACGTCCGAGCTGCAGATCAGCTACTGGTGCTGGCGGACCAAGGTCAAGCTGGTCTGGCTGTGGCTGACCTACCTCGAGCAGCAGTCCCTCCCGAAGGTGATCACCTACGGGGCGAGCCAGGACATCGCCAACGCCCGGGCCGATGACGTCGCCTCCATGCGGGCGAGCGGGATCGTCGGCTTCGAGACGAACCAGGACGAGCCGAAGACGTTCGACATCATCGAGTCGTCCGGGAAGGGCGGCGACCAGTTCGCCGCGGCCTTGTCGTTCCTGGAGACGTGGCAGACGTCGAGCGTGCTGGCCGGGTTCATGGGCCTGTCGGACCTGGCCAGCCTCGGCCGCGGCTCGCTCGCCCTGTCCCAGGACCAGAGCGCGTTCTTCTTGAAGAGCCGCCAGGCCGTCACCGCGGAGATGGAAGCGGCGATCACCCACGACGTGATCGCGCCGCTGGTCACGCTGAACTTCGGGCCGTCCGCGGCGTTCCCCTCTTTCAAGTTCGGGGCGCTGACCGACGAGTCCGGGCAGTCGCTGGTGGCGCTGTTCCAGGCGCTGGCTGTCGCGCCCGCGCTGCAGGTGCCGGCGGGGATCCTCGACGTGATCACCGAGCGGCTGGCGACGTACCTGAACCTGCCGATGGACTCGGTGCACCAGATCATCGAGGCGGGTGCGCAGGCCCGCGAGGCGCAGGCCGTGGCCACGGCGCCGGACGGAATGCCGAAGCAGGCCGCTGCTGGTGTCGGCCGCCTGGCGGGCGGCGTCAGCGCGGCCGCCAAGCTGGCCGAGCGGGCACTGAAGGACTCGGCGAAGGCTCCGCTGCCGGAGGACATCACCGAGCCGATGACGACGGCTCCGGGTACGAGGTAACGGGAAAGGTGGTCGCTATGACCACGCCGACCGTTCCGCCGCAGCAAGCCCAGCCCCAGCAGCAGGACGCGCCGTCAGACACCGCCCTGATCGCTGCCATCATCGCCGCGTTCCTCGCCGCGCACACCGTCTCCGCGATCGTCTCCCGTCTCCGTAAGCCGTTCGCCCGCTCAGGAATCAGCGCGAGCGCCATGAAGGCCGGCGTTGCCGTCGTCCTGGCGATGCCTGAGCAGCCCGCGGAGGGCATCGGCCCGGCGACCATGTGGACAGTACGGGTCAACACGCTCAGGCGGGCAGCGTTCACCCTGGCCTCGGTGCGAAGGATCCAGAAAGCGGCCGACGACGCACGGGCGCAAGGCGAACCGGTCATCGACGCGATCCGGGCAGCGGTGCAGACCGAGCGTCGCTACTTCACCCAGCACGTTCACGCCTCGCAGAAGCGCATCGCCGCGACCTCGGCCGTCGACGGGATGGCCGCCATCCACGGCAACTTGCTGGGCTGGCGAACCGTGGTCGATGAGGCCACAACGCCCGGGTGCCTTGCCGCGGACGGGAAGTCGTTCCGGGTGGATGACCCGCCGGTCGTGGAAGGTCAGCCAAACTTTCCGGGCACGGTCCACCCTCGCTGCCGATGCCGTCCGATGCCACCTCGGCCGGGTGCTCCGGTCATGCCGGGCGCTGGCGGACGCTGACTACGACGAGTGAGGCGGTGACCGTGGCCACGACGACCGCCGCTCCCTCGGACGTGATCACCGCCCCCGCACCCTCGGGCACGTCCGTCGCCGACCGGGTGAAGGCCCAGCTTCAGCGCGACTACCCGCCGGGCGCGCTTTCCTGGGTTGACGACCTCGTATGGTCCGGCCCGGTCCGCGTTCCCGTGGACCAGATCGACCGGATATCGGGCGACTGGTCGGCCGGGGACGACAAGCGGAAAGTCGCGCTGTTCGCCCGCAGGATCGCCGCCGGGTGGGCCAAGCCGGTCGTGCTGGTCAGGACACCGGGCCGGCGCCTGCTGTACGCCGTCGACGGGCACACGCGCATCCTCGGCAGCGACCAGGCCGGCCAGCCAGTCACGGCGTGGATCGGGACGGCGAAGACCGCGACAGGCCCGTGGACAACCACCCACCACAAGCAGCTGGCGAACGGCGGTGGCGCGTTGGAGCTCGGGAACGGCGCAGGCTACCCGGCCGGAGTGGTCAAGAAGCGGTCGGGCATGATCTCCCTCGACCTGCCACCTGGCACGGTCAAGCCGATGCCGGGCGGAGTCACGGACCATCACATCACGGTCGTGTTCCTTGGCGATGATGTAGACGACCAGGCGTTCGCGGCCGCGTGCCAGCGCGCGAAGGCCGCGGCCGCGGCGATGCCGGGCCCGCTGTCCGGCACGGTCGGCGGCGTCGGCACGTTCCCGCCATCCTCGAGCAGCGACGGGAAGAGGCCTGCGTTCGCCAAGGTGAAGCTGCCCGGCGCGCAGCCGTTGCGGGACCAGCTCGAGGACCTGTCGGCTAGCGAGTTCAAGGACTGGCGGCCGCACGCCACGATCGCGTACGTCGGCCCGGGCGAGCCGCTGCCTGATCCGGTGGCCCCGACGCCGGTGACGTTCACCCACCTGTCCGTGCACCGCGGCGGCGACCTCCGACGGTTCGCGCTCGGTACCGGGAAAGAGCAGGTGTAGAGCGTGGACATCACTGTCTATGTCTCCGTTGGCAACAGCGATGACAAGCTCACTCAGGCGGAATGGTCGGCGTTCTACGGTCAGGTGGTCGCAGCCGTCCGGGCCTGCGCTCAGCAGGTCTACGGAGAATGGCAGTCCGCTCCGGTCTCTCGGTGGCAGAACGCCTGCATCGGATTCGCAGTGCCATCACTGGATGCGCCGTTCCTAAAGGACGGCCTGCGTCAACTCGCCGCTCAGTTCGGCCAGGACTCTATCGCGTGGGCCGAGGCTCAGACGGAGTTCCTGTCTGCGGTCGCAGGCGGCGGCGCCTGATGCCGGCCGGGTGGTTCGCGACCTGGCCGGCTGGCCCGCCAGAGCCGACCCGGCCGGGTCATGGCAAGCGCCGCGGCGTCACCCAGTCCCCTCGCCGAGCTAAGCGCCGTAACCGGAGGAAGCCGTGAAGCCGTCTAAGGGCAGGATCGTCCACCTCCTGACGACCGGTAGTCACGAATGCCAGGCGGCGATCGTGACCCGCGTGGCCGACGACGGCCAGACGGTGGCGCTGGCCGTGTTCGAGGCGCCTGAGACCCAGACCGCCGTGCCCGAAGAGGCCAAGGTGGTGGCGTTCGGCGAGGTCCCGTTCGACCCGGAGCCGTCGGCCGCGCCCTCGTGGCACTGGCCCGAAAACGTGGACGGCTGACTGTGGCCGTTGACCTGAGCGCGCAGACGCCGGTCCTGTCCACGGTCCACCATCCGCTCGGCCGGCCCGGCGGACCGGGCTTGTTCCGGGTGAAGGATCTCCAGCTGCCGGCTTACATCCAGAACATCGCGGCAGCGCTCGAGCGCGCCGGGCGCACGGAATCGCAGGCCATCCAGCTCGCAATAGGCGCTTGCCAGCGGTGGGCGCGCGGCGGCGGCAAAGTCTCGGCCGAGGTCCGCGCCGCGGCGGCCAAGGCGCTAGCCGAGTGGGAGGCGGCGAAGGCTCGCGCCCACATTGAGCACGCGAACGATCAGGAGGCGGTCGAGTTGGCCGGCGCATTCAATTCGGCCCTGCATCCCCGCGTCCCGTCCGGGCAGACTGGCGGCGGCCGGTTCGGCAGCGCAGGCACGGGCACCGCGAAGTCCGGCGCCGCAGCCAAGCCCAAGGCGCCGGCGAAGCAGCCCGCGAAGGGGAGCGCCAAGGCTCGGGCTGCCGCTAAGAGCGCGGCCGAGCTGAAGGCGAACCGCGCCAAGGCCGCCCAGCTCCACGCCCAGGCGAACACCGACCGGGCCAAGGCCAAGGCCCTGCTGCAGCAGATCTCGGGCATCAACAAGCAGATCAAGGCCAACGAGGCCGCGGCCGCAAAGGCTGCTAAGGCGGCTAAGACCAAGGCGAGGGCCGCGGGAACGGCAGCGGGTAAGACAGTGGCGAAGAAGGCCCCGGCGAAGAACGCCAAGAAGAAGTCCGCGGCCAAGAAGAAGGTCACGACCGCGCAGCTGAAGACCAAGAGGGCGAACCTGCGGACCCAGGCCACGTCGCTGATGTCCCGGGCGAAGGCGCTCGATGCGCAGGCGTCGCACCTGAAGCTGGCCAACGACGGCGAGGCGGTGGAGCTGGCCATGATGACGAAGACGGCCCGTGTCCGCGGCCCCGGTGACGTGTCCTGCAAGCGCACCGGGCCCGGTGAGGTGACCGTCACACACAAGCCGACCGGTATGAAGATCGGCACCCTGAAGCCCGCGCAGCACGGCGGGTGGGCCGGGACGCACGCGACCGGGAAGCCGTCACCGGCGTCCGGGTCGATGGCGGGAGCGCTGTCCGGGCTGATCGGCGTCCACAACAAGATCGGGGCGGCCGCGGCGTCTGCCGAGCCGGTTGGCGCGGTGCATGCGATGGCCGCACGCGAGGCCGCGCTCGAACTGGCCGGGACACCTGCCGCGACGTCGGGTGACGGGCCACGGGTTACCGCCGTGGCCGGAAGCAAGCCCGCGAAGACCACGGTGCCGTCCGAGGTGCAGGCGGTGTACAAGAAGCTGCTGGCCAAGGGGATGAAGCCGACTCAGGCGATGGCGCTGGCCAAGCGCGCCGCGGCGATGCACGGCAAGGCGCAGGGAAGCGCTCCGGCGGCTAAGGCCGCCTGACCGGCGCTACCGCTGAGTGAGTTCGCGCCCGACGGCGGCCCAGTTCTGCCAGATCCGCGTCAGCTCAGCCAGGCATTCACCGTAGGTCGGCTTGGTGATCACCAGCATGCGCTGCATCGTCGAGGTCAGATGCCAGCCATCCGCAGAGCCCATTTCGCCCATCGCGACGGCGAACGCGGTGCCTTTCAGGTCCTTTGAGGCGTACAGCCGCTTCCCGGCCGGCACGTCCACGCCGACCATGACCCATTCCGGATCCAGCGCGCCGGGTTCCCGGCCGGAGCTGTAGCCGGAACCTCGGCCGCGGCCGTAGCCGCCGCGCATATGGTTGCCGCCGCCCGTGGCCTCGGCAGGGAAAGTCCGCTCCGGAGCGCGCTCGCCGCGTCGTTCGATCTCACCGCTCATTTCCCCAGATTAAAGGAGGTGAGCGCCGTTGACTGCGCTCCTGACTCCCGTTGACAAGGGAAAGGCCCGCCAGTCCGGAGCCACGCTCTGGCGCAAGCAGCTGCTCCCCGTCGGCGAGATCAACTACAAGGGCCGGAAGATCGCGTTCACCCGCGAGTACCTCGCCGGCCTCGTCAAGGCGTTCAGCTCCAAGGCCTACGACGTGGTGCCGTTCCAGTTCGCCGACCACGCGAACACGCACACGAACGACCCGGAGCGCCGTCGCGGCACCGTCCGCGGCATGGAACTCACCGCCGACGGCCTGGACATCATCGTCGAGCCCGGCCCCGGCGCGGCCGAGCACCTGAAGGACTATCCCGACCTCGGCGTCTCGGCCCGGATTGTCGAGGGCTACGACCGGGCGGACGGCAGGTTCTTCCCCGCCGCGATCCAGCACGTGCTGGGGACGCTCGACCCTCGCATTCCCGGCCTGAAGCCGTGGCAGGCGGTTGAGGCCGCCAACGACAGCGCGCCGCTCGGTGGCCTGTGGGAAGCCATCGACTTCTCCGGCGACGACCCCGGCGAGGTCATCGACCTCACGGTCATGGAGTACGCAACCACCCCAGACCCGGCGACGGCACCCGCCGCGCCCGACGCGCCCAAGGCGCAGGAAAAGGAGGCCGGCATGGCTTTCACCGCTGAGCAGGAGGCGCGGCTGGCGAAGCTGCTGGCGCTCCCTGACGACCAGTTCGATGCCCTCATCACCGCGAAGGCCGAGGACGAGGGCAGCGGGGACGAGGCGGATGTCACGGACGAGACCGACGGTGACATTACCGACGAGGAACTCCAGCGGATGCTCGCCGAGGCCGACGTCGAATCCACGACCGCGGACGGCGAGACGGAGACCGAGCGGGAACTGGAGCCGGCCGGGGCGTCCCTGTCGAACGAGGCGCAGACCGCGATCGAGATGGCCAACAGCCGCGCCGAGGAGGCCATGGCCGAGGCGCGGCGCACCCGGATCCAGCTCGACCGGGCCACGTACGAGCGGGAGCGCGACCACTACCAGCGCATCTACGGCATCCCGGCCCGGCTCACCGACCTGGCCCGCCCGCTGCTCGAAGGGTCTGGCCGCACCGTCGACCTCGCGAACGGCAAGAGCGCCGACGCGGGCGCGATCGTCCGGGACCTCATCAAGGAGTTCGGCCAGACCATGCAGCAGCTCGGCATGGACGTCGAGCTCGGCAACTCCGAAGGCGCTGACAACGAGGCAGCCCGGACCGAGACCGAAGCGGCCGAGCGCAGCGACTTCGTGGCCGCGTACCGCCAGCGGCACGCCCTGTAACCCGACCGTCCCCCGCGGCGAGGCCTTCCCGCCGTCCCTCTCCAGCCCCGGCCGTGTCCGGGGCTTTCGCATGCAAGGAGCGAGAAATGCCCGGAAGCCTCCCGCACTACCAGACCGGCCCCGACAGCTACCAGGTGAGTGCCTTGGTCAAGGGCGGCACCCTGGTCGTCGCCGACGGTTCCAGCGCCACCACCGTCTCCACGGCGGGTGCCGGGGCGGCCAACGTCCTCGGTGTCGCCGGGAACGACGCCGCGCCGATCCCGAACCAGAGCGGTGTCAACACCAGCTACGGCGACCCGCTGCTCGACATCAGCGTCCCGACCGACTACGTAGCGGTCCGGCACGGCGAGGACATCCGCGTCACCTACGCCGCGGCCGCCACCTTCGGCGCGCTGCTCAAGTCGGCCGCCAGCGGCCAGGTCACGCCGTGGGTATCCGGCACCGACGCCGCCGGCCTGATCGTCGGCCGCTGCACCCAGCCCGGCGGTGTCTCCGCCGGGGCCACCGTCGCCCGCGCCCGCATCTTCGGCTGAGCCAGAGCCGGCACGACACCTACCTGAAGGAGAAAAGCCATGCCGACTGCGGCTTACACCAGCCTCGACGGGCCGCGGATCACCGTCGACGCCCTGCTCAAGGACCCGCTGACCATCCCCGCGCTCATCCTCGACATGACCAAGAACCGGTTCATCGTCGATGCGGTGCTGCGCCCGGGCGGCCTCGCCGAGTCCGGCGCCGTCCGGTACTGGGAAAGCACGCCGCTCTACGCCGATGATGTGCCGGAGATCAGGGCCGAATTCGGCGAGGTGCCCGTCGTCCCGACGTCGGTCGGCATCCCGCGGGTGGTGTTCGCCCATGAGCGGGCCATGGCGATCATGGTCTCGGACGAGATGCGCCGCCGCCGGGTCGTGGACCCGGTGAACCAGCAGCTCACCCAGGTCCAGAACACCATGGTGTACTCCTGGAACCAGGCCTTCTTCAGCGCCGTCATCGCGAATGTCAGCGTGCAGACCCTCGCCGTTTCGAACGCGTGGGCCGCGACGAACGCGACGATCCGCGCCGACATCGCCAACGCGGTGTCGCTGATCGAGACGGCGAACATCACCAGCCAGATCGGCTTCCAGCAGCCGCTCGGGTTCGAAGCCGACACGATGATCATCGGGTACGGCACCAAGAACACCCTGATGCAGTCCGACTCGTTCGCCAAGCCGTACCTGGGCGACATCGCGTCGGAGAACCTGCAGTACACGGGCGTCCTCCCGAACAAGATCTTCAACCTCGACGTGCTGCTCACCCATCAGATGCCCGCGGGTAACGCGATCATCATGCAGCGCGGCCGCGCTGGGTTCATCGCCGACGAGCTGCCGATGCAGGCCACCCCGCTCTACCGGCAGGAATCGAGGAAGGCCAGCCGGAGCGATGTGCAGCGGGCCGCCGCGGTCGGCCTGGACCAGCCCCTGTCGATCGTCGTGCTCAGCGGCGTCTGATCCGGCCCGCACGCGCAACATCCCCTGAAACGGAGAGAGACGAATGTCCGACGACACCACCGCGAAGCCGGAGCCGGGCCGGAGTGAGTACCAGGCGCTGACCAACCTGTCCATCGGCCGGCGCGGCGACAAGGACAAGGCCGCCGATTTCGTCCCGAAGGGCGAGACGGTGTGGCTGACCGAGGATGAAGCAGCCAGGTTCCTCGCCCCTTCGCGCCACAAGACCGCGGTCATCCGGCCTGCGTCGGAGAAGAACGAGCCGATGCCCCGCATCACCGGCGCCGGCATGTTCGGCGCGAAGGGGCGCCCCGCGCCGCCGCCCGTCCCGGAGGGTTCGGCCGCGCTGGACGTGACCAACGAGTCCAAGATCGGCCACATCGACTCCAGCGACCCGGCGAACCACCCGGAGGCGAAGCAGCCGGACGTGACCGACCCGGACGCGGGCAACGACGGCGCCACGGCGCGCACGCGGCGCGGCCGCAGTACCTGACCGCTGGAGGACCTCAGGAGGTGAGCCATGCCCGTCTCGTACTGCACCCCGGCTGACATCAGGAACAACGTCGCCGGGACCGACGACGGGACGGGTACCTGCGCCCAGCTGGATGCCTCCATCCTGCTGGCCAAGATCGCCCAGGCCTCATCGCGGGTCAGCAGCTACACCGGTGAGGCCTACGATCCGTCCGAGGTCCCGGACCTCGTCAAGGACCTGACGGTACAGCTGGCGACGTACTACGCCACGCTGACCTACCGCAAGGGCAAGGATCTTGGCCCGCAGGACCCGGTGTACCTGTCCTACCTCGACGCGATGGCCACGCTGAAGGCCATCGCGGCCGGGCAGGTACAGGTCACGCCGTCGCAGCCGTCCGGGCCGCCGGGAACGCCTCCGGCGCCGGTCCGCGCGAGGGTAATCAATACGGTGCCCCGCGTTTTCGGGCCGGGCGATTCGGCGACGGAGATCGGCCCGGGCGGCAGGCTCGAAGCGCAGCGCGCGGGATGGCGGGGCGGCTATGGCTGGTGACTTCGGCGAGCGCATCGACGAGCTCATGGAACGCGTCGGCCACGGCGACCTCGTAGGTTCCGTGGTCATCGACCAGCGGTACGCCGCCGTGCAGCACAACTCGCTCGACTTCGAGCATCCGCGCGGCGGCCAGGCACTCTACCTGCAGCAGCCCCTCATGGAGCACCACGAGGACTACCTGCGGAAGATCGCCGGCGGCATCCTCGACGACGGCGGCAGGCGGGCCATGGAAGAGGCCGTCGAGGACCTGGCCGAGGACAGCGGCGTGGCGCGGCTCGCCCCCGTGGAATTCGGGGACCTTCGTGATAGCGGCCACCCGTCGGTCACAGAGGACGGCGCGGTGGTCTACGACCGGGAGCCGCGCCAGCATCGCCTTTCCGATGAGGAACTGAAGGCGAAGTACCGACTGCATCACCCGCACGTGTCGACGCTGACGGCCAAGCAGCGGGCTTTCCTGTACGCCAACGGGATACTCGGCCGCGAGGCCTAGCGGGCCTCAAGTTCGGCTGGCTCGCGGACCATCTCGCCGGCTACGACCGGGCGGTAGTCCTCGCCGCCGGCGTCGTGCACGGGCCGTACTTCGATCGAGATCTCGCGGGCGGCGGCCTCGGCCGAGGCCTGGTCGGCGAACGGGACCGTCACCTCGCGTACGTCGTGCTGCCATTTCCCGTCGACCTGGACGCTGAACGGGCGCCGGAAGCGGAACACGATCTCGTGGGCGCTCATCGGGGAGCCGCGGCGCGCATCGCCGCCAGTTCTTCGCGGCCGCGCGGACTTAGCTGACCGTTGCGATCGGTGTACTCCAGCAGATCACGGCGACGGCGTTGCAGGTCCTGCTCGGATGGCAGCGGAGGATCGCCAGCGGCGGGCCGTTTAGGCAGCCACGCCGTCCGCGTCGCACCCACGACGGGGCCGCCCTCCGCGTGGGCACGTTCATAGTCGGTATCGCCGTAGTACCAAAGGCGGCACCCGCGTCCATCGTCGCGGAACATGATCCCGACGCCCTCCTCGAATGTGAAGCTGACATGCGTGGCCTTGGGGGCCCCAAGCCGGTCGATCCGGTCAGCCCACGTGCGGAGATACCGGCCGATGTAACCCCTGATGCCCGGTGTACGCCTCATCCTCCCAGCGTAACGGCGAGGTGACCAGACGTGCCGCTGCCGACCGCAAGCGTCATCAAGTGGTTGGTGTCGCTCGGCTGGGACGTCACCGAGGAGACCGGCGCGCCGGTCAAGCCGGGCCCGTACGTGCCCGAGATGCCGGACCGCCTGGTCGTGATCACGTCGACCCCGGGCCCGGGATTCCAGCTCGAGGCCGCCGCTGACGCCCAGGTGTTCCAGGCCCGGGTCCGTGGCCCCCAGATGGACCAGGATGCCGCCGAGGAGCTCGCCTTCTCGCTAGACGGCCTGATCCTCGGCGCCTCGTTCCCGGCTGTCGTGGACGGCCGCACGATCATCCACTGTCACCGCTTCGGGGGCGCCCCTGCGCCGCTGACCGGAACCCCGGACTCGGGAGACCGCTACGAGCTCGTCTGCTCGTACTTGCTGACCGCCAGCACAACCTGACCGACCCGACCCCTGGAGGGCCCCGTGACACGCGTCACCCTCACCCCCGTCACGCTCGCCGGAGCGGGCGGCCTGACCCTCCCGAGCGTCGGCCAGCAGTCCCTCGCGGGCTACACCGGCGTCCAGTTCGTCAACAACGGGTTGCTCTACCTCATCGTGAACAACGGCGCCGGGTCGCAGACGATCACCCAGCTGATCGGCGGCAAGGTCCAGGGCATTGCGCCGACGGTCGCGCCCGTCAACCTGGTCGCGAACGCGGTGACCAAGTGGGGCCCGTGGTCGGCGAAGGACTACACCCAGCTCGACGGGTCCGGCATGCAGTACATCGACTTCGGCGGCACCCAGGCCAACATCTCCGTGACGCTCTACCAGCTCGTCCCGGCCCAGTAGGAGGCTCCCTCATGGCAGACAGCAAGGACACCAGGCCGGCCGCCAAGGCAGACGCGGACGAGACCCCGGCGATCCCGACCGGATTCCCCGAGCCCGCTCCCGAGCCGGAGAAGACAGAGCGGAAGGCCAGGGCCGGGCATGTCATCCTCGCCACCCGGCACCCGATGGGCGACCTGACCGTCCCGCCGCTCGAGGGGGGCGACGAGACGGTCACCATCACCGCGGACGGCACTGAGGTCGACAAGGCCACCGCCGAACGCGCGCATCAGGCGGCCCGGCTCGCCGGGTTCGCGCTCCGCGAGCTCTAGCCCCAGACCCCGACCCGCCACCAGCCCCGGATCCGCATCGCGGCCGGGGCTTTCCCATGCCCGGAGGCCGCTATGCCCACGCTGACCTACTCCCCGCCGGCGGTCAACACCGGCAACGTCGTCGTCGGCCTCGCGGCCGTCTTCACCGCCCCGCCGGGCACTGCGCTGCCGTCCGACGCGAACCTCGGCGTCGGGTCGGCGTGGATCGGCGGCGGCTGGAGCTTCAACGGCGCCACCGACTCGGGCGTCTCGCTGAACTGGAACCCGAGCACCACCGAGATCAACATCGAGGAGCAGCCGACCCCCGTCGCGGTGCTCATCGAGAAGGCCGAGCTCGAGGTGTCGTTCGACTTCTCCGAGGAGACGCTGCAGAACATCAACCTCGCCTGGGGCGCCATGGGCAGCATCGCCACCACCGCGGCCGGGGCCGGCCAGCCCGGCAAGTCCGTCCTCACGCTGTCCACCGTCCTGCCGACGCTGGCGTGCGCGGTCGTCGGGAAGAACCAGCTGGGCTACGCGCGGGTGTTCAACATCCCCGGCGTGCAGAGCACAGGTTCCGTGAAGACCGATTTCCGCAGGAGCGCGGGCCAGCGGCTGTACCCGTGCACCCTGTCCACGGTGTGCCCCTACTCGGCGCTCCAGGTAATCGACCTGAATGCCCCGGCGACCTCCTAGAGGGGCCCGCCGGACCGCAAGCACGATCAAGGGGGAAGCGTGGCCAGTTTCGACGCGGCCAAGGCCGTTGAGCCGATGCACTGCATCCTGAGGCCGTTCGCGGACTGGGAAGGCGACATCCCGGAGCCAACCTCGGCGCAGCTCCAGGAGTTCATGAACGCGAAGAGCGTCGAGGCGGAGCGGTCGCGCAAGCGCCTGGAAGACCTCGGCGAGGAGGCTACAGCCGAGCAGGTCGCCGAGGTTCTCAACGGGGATGAGGCCAGGGCCGGGCACCGCCGCCAGGCCGAGATCTACTCCGCGGTGTGCACGGGCAAACCGCCAGCCGATGACCTGGAGAAGCTTCCGTTCCGGGAGTTCAACGCGTTCGCTAACTGGCTAACCGGGGAGCTGCTCAACCCGGAAGCCGTGACCGGCGCTGGGAACGTTCAGGGCTAGACCCTGACGTTGCCAGCCGCCGGCTGATCCTGTATGTCACCCGCCGTCACCTGGGCATGGGCCCAGCTGAGTGGGATGCCCTGCCGTGGGATCTCCAGATGACCTACTGGGAGGGCATGATCGCCGAGGGTCTCGTCAACCCTACCGAGGACCCTTCGGGGGGTAGCGTGCCGGAGATCGCGTCCCGCCAGGCAGAGTCCGGGGCCGACGTGATCGACCTGCAGAAGCTGATCCGGGAATCCCGGGAGGCGCAGCGCGCGGCGAGCGCGGGATGAGCTCAGGACTCGTCGATCACTTTGACCGTCCATGAGCACTCGCTGAGGATCTCGAGGTAGTGCATCCCGGCGTCGCCGTAGGCCATGGTGGAGGCACTCTCGCCGTCGCCGATATCGTTGACCGTCACGGCGGAACCGCCGGTTCCGTCTTCGTAGACCATGAAGTTGCCGCCCCCTCCGGACGGCGAGCAGTCGAAGCTGTAGCTCAGCTTCCACGTGCTGCCGACCGTGAAGCGGGTCGTGTTCTGATCGCCAGATCCGCTGAACGTCGCCACCGTATGCGGCGCGGCAGGAGTCGTTTTGCCGCCGTACAGGATGAAGACGAGCGCGAAGAACGCAGCTACCGCGACGGCGGCGGCCAGCGTGGCGCGGATCACGCTCCGCTTCCTGGTCCGCTGTCGCTGGCCTGGTTCCTGGTGCGTGCTGACGACTGACGGTTCGGTCATGATGTGCCCCCCTGCTCGTAACCGGTAGACGCTGGCCGGTGCCGGAAAGTGTACGTGCGACGCCAGATCGTGACCTTGCCGACGGGGGGTGGGGCGCGTGAGCACGTACGACGCCGGCAGCATCTCGGCCTCGCTGCGACTTGACCGGTCGGACTTCACGAAGGGCCTCGACGCCGCCAAGGCGGACGCGGAGAAGTTCTCCGGCAAGGACTACACCGCCAAGGTCAAGGCGGACAACACCCAGGCCAACAAGGCGTTCGCTGACACGCAGGCCCGCGCGGACAAGCTCGGCAAGTCCGCCCCCAAGGTCAAGATCGCCGTCGATGACGCGCAGGCGGCAGCGCAGATCGCGCAGACCCAGGCGCGTATCCAGCGACTGAACAACATCATCGCCCGGCCTCAGGTCAGCCTGGAAGCGCAGAAGGCGCAAGCCCAGATCGACGCCCTGAGGGCGAAGCTCGCCGAACTCGCCGGGCTGGACGCCACGCCGAAAGTCGAGGCGGACACCGCCGCGGCGCAGGCGAAACTCGATGACCTGACCGTGAAGCTCGACCGGCTGAACACCCGGGACACCGAGGTCCGGGTCAAGGCGTCGGCGGACCTGCTCGCTGCCCAGGCGGCCCTGGCGAAACTCCAGCAGGCCGAGGATGGTGCCACCGAGAGCAGCGGACTGCTTTCCGGCTCCATGGGCCTGCTGAAGAGTCCCATAGCCGCGCTGATCGCCGGCGGTGCCGCCCTGGCGCCCATCCTGGTTACTTCCGGGATCGGGCTCGCGGGAGTGGCGGGTGCCGCGGTCTCGGCAGCCAAGCCGATCGAGGACGCGGCGAAGCAGGCCGGCGGCCTGCGGGCGAATCTGGCCACCCTCAACCCCGAGCAGCAGCAGGTCGCGCGGGGATTCCTCGGCCTGCAAGCCGATTACGCCTCATTTACCAAGAGCCTCCAGCCCGAGGTGTTCTCCGCGTTCAACTCGGGCCTGGCTACAGCCAAGACCCTGCTGCACGACGCGGGCCCGGTCGCGGCGTCGGCCGGCAAAGGCCTTGACCACGTACTCGCCGACATCAACGCCGATTTCCACACCAGCGAGTGGCGGCAGTTCTTCAGCTTCATGGGCCAGACCGCCGAGCCTGATATCGAGGCGGTCGGGCGGGCGTTCCTGTCGCTGATGAACGCCCTTCCGCCGTTGCTGGAGGATCTTCAGCCGGTCGGGATCGCCCTGCTGAACGTGGCCAGCAAGGGCGGCGAGGCGCTCGGCATCGTCGGGAAGGTCGTCCAGGCGGCCAGGTCGTCCGAGCAGCAGGACTCGAACAACGACAGCGTCTTCGACAAGTTCAAGCAGGGCATCAGCTGGATCACCGACCATGCCCCGGAGGGCCACAAGTCGATCGGCGACCTGGTGGCCGGGTGGCTCGGGGTGACCAGTTCGGCCGGGCAGGCGGCCACGGCACAGGGCCATGCGGTCGCGGCGATGCAGCAGGCGCAGCCGTCCGCCACGAACCTCGCGGCCGACGTGTCCGTCTTGGCCAGCAACACGGCGAACGCCGCGACGCAGACGACCGCTCTCGATGATGCGTGGAACATCCTGGTCGGCAACTTCGCGTCCAAGGAAACCGCGATCCTGAACGCGCAGAGCGCTGTCAAGCAGTTCGGGCAGGCGGTAAGCCAGAACGGCTCCGGGTCGCTCGCGGCCAAGCAGGCTTTCGAGTCGGCCGTGACCTCGATCGGCCAGATGGTGTCCGCGCTCCAGAAAGCGCATGCGCCGGCGTCGGAGATCTACGCGGACCTGAACAACCAGATCACGGCCCTAAAGAACAGCGGGCCGCTGAACGCCGAGGAGACTCAGCAGCTCCGCGGCATGCAGCAGGCGGCGGCGGCCGTGGCGAGCTCCACTGTCGGCTGGACGTCCGCTACGAAGAACGCGGCGAGCGCCCTGCAGGCGAACATGCTGCCGGCGCTGTCTCAGATGAAGGCGAATACGCCGGCGGTCCGTGCAGACGTTGACAGCCTGACCAAATCGATCATCAACACCGGAACGCAATCCTCGGCGACGCACGGTGCCCGGCAGAAGCTCATCCAGGATCTTGAGAGCGCTGGCGTCCAGGCGAAGACGGCGCGGAGCTGGGTCAATAACCTGCAGACCTCGATTAACGCCCTCCACGGCAAGACCGTCTCGATCCACATGAACGGTCAGGGCCTGTACACCATCACCGGCTCGGCTATCGCCAAGAGCCAGGGCAAGGGCGGCAGCGGCAACGCCGCCGGCGGCCTGGCTACGGGTGGCCGGATCACCGGACCGGGCGGCCCCACGGCCGATAAGGCCGGCCTGTACGCGCTGTCGCATGATGAGTGGGTCATCCGGGCGTCGTCGTCGAACAGGTACGGCCACGCGGCGATGAACGCGGTGAACCAGGGCAAAGCCGTAATCGGCTACGCGTCTGGCGGCCAAGCCGGCGGCGCCGGCGCAGGGGCCGTCAGCGGGAATCTGTCCGGGTCCTATGTCACGGGCATGTACTCCGCTTTCGAGCGCCGGATGCAGGACGCCATGGTCACGTCGATGAAGTCGGCGATGAAGTCGGCGGTAGCGGCTGCCACCAAGGCGGCGGCGGAATCGGTCGGCGGCAACGTGAACTACAAGCCGAGCGCGGGTGTCGAGCAGTGGCGCGGGGTTGTCGTGCGGGCGCTGTCGCTGGCGGGTGCTTCCACGAGCCTGGCCAACAACGTCCTGCACCAGATGCAGACTGAAAGTGGCGGCCAGCCGCAAATCGTGAACCACTGGGACCGAAATGCTGCGGCTGGGACGCCGAGCGTGGGCCTCATGCAGGTCATCGGGCCAACGTATAAGTCCTTCGGCGCCCCGAAGATGGGCTATCCGGCACCGGTGGCGTATGGCGTCTCGGAGCAGCCCCTAGCCAACACCTACGCGGGCATCAAGTACGCCCAGCACGCTTACGGCCCGAACCTGCTGAACTCCCGGGGTGGCATCGGCAGCGGCAAGGGCTACGCGCGAGGAACGGACGGTGCGGCGGCAGGATGGGCGCTCACGGGCGAGCGGGGGCCTGAACTCGTCCAGTTCCACGGCGGCGAGACCGTCCTGCCCGCGCATGTCACCACCGCGATCCTCGGCGGCAGCCAGCACCCCGGCTACGCCAAGGGCACGTCGAACGCGAAGACATCGGCCGCGTCGATCGCCGGGCTCATCTCGGGCGCACCCAAGATCGGCTGGCAGAAAGACGTCGCCAACCTGAAGTCCGACCTGAAGGTCATCGCGACCACACTCGGCATCAAAGGGCTAGGCAAGCCGGATGTCGCCAGGCTCAAGGGCGAGCAGGGCAAGGACACCAACGAGCTCCTGGTCGCCACGGCTTACATGAACACGCTGACCAAGGCCCGTAAGCAGATCACCGGCACGACCGAGCCGAAGCTGAAGCAGCAGATCGCCGCGCTCGGCAAGGTCGGCAAGCTCAGCGCGTCCGAGAAGTCCCTGCTGGCATCCCTGAAGAAGACGCTGGCCAATCAAGAGGCTGAGGCCGCGAAGATCTACACCGCGATCTACGGCAAGCCCGCGGCCAAGCCGAAGTCGTCGTCATCGGATTCGGGCGGCGACAGCGGGGACACGGGCGACGCCGGCGGAGATGCGGCCAGCAGCGGTGACACAACGGCCCCGGCCGGGAAGTTCGTCGGCACCATCCCGTCACCTCCGGGCGGCGCGGACATCACCGGTGGCGGAACCGGGGGTGTCGGCGGTGCTGGCGCCCCTCTCGGGGCCGGATACACGATCGCCCCGTCGGGTTCGTCCGGCCGCGGCGGATTCAGCGACCTGGAGGCGTTCTTCGGCGGCGCTGGCGGCTTCTCCGGCGGCTCCGGCTCATTGATCCCGGGTCAGCTCGAACGGCTTATCGCCGCAGTGAAGGCGAACCCGGCGGCAATCGGCGGACACCTCGGCGCGGCGCTGAACGGCACGTCGCGGTCGGCGTTCGCGCAGGCCACGTTCAGCAGCAGTTCCCCCATGTTCTAGCAGTACCGACGCAGGTCAGCGCACGACGGGCGGGGGTGGTCTGCCCGTGGCGTCCCTTCTGCTGGCCGGAGCGATCGAGCTGCTCGGCGGCGGCGTCGCGTCCGTCCTGCCGGCCTGCAGGGGGGCCAAGTTTCAGGTCGCCCCCGGATACGACCTGTCGTCGCCTCAGAGCGTCACCGATCTGGTCGGCCAGCTCATCCTCGACGGCTCACGGCCGTTCGGCCGCCGTGCCGACAACCGCACCATCACCCTGCCGATCGTGATCACGGTGCCGCCCACCGGGAACAACCTGGCCGACCAGGCGACCCTGACCGGCGCGCGGGAGACTCTCCTGTCGCTTATCGACGCGCAGACATGGACACTCACCTGGACCCGCGACGGCGGCAACGCGCTCATCTTCGACTGCTTCCGCGCGCAGCCGTCCGTCGTCACCTACTCGGTGCGGCAGGACCGCAACCTGGTCTCGCGGGTGGCAGTCAGCTTCCAGGCGCTCCCCTACGGCCGCAGCGACACGCCGCAGCAGCTCGCGTTCGCCTCCCCGGTGTCCGGCACCCCGGCACAGACCTACTCCCCGGTCACCCTGGACGACTACGAGACGGTTTCCGGGTCGCACTGGTCCGCCTCGTCCGCGCACATCACCGGCTCGTTCTCGGCGCACTGGTCGGCGCCGTCCAGCCGCAACAACGCCCCCACCTACGCCAGCACGTTCGCGGCGAAAGACCTCACCGGCCTGTCCGTGCTGCAGCACTGGGCCGGGTTCGCCTCCCCCAGCTACTGGTACTACTGGGGCTCAGGCTCCATGCCGGTCACGCTGACCTACACCCTGTGGGACAACGCGGGCCGGTCCATGCAGTTCGGCACCAGCCTGTACACCAGCGTCTCCAGCTCGAACGGCTCACCGCAGTGGAACCTGGTCTCCGCGAACATCCCGTCGCCCTCCGGCGGGTTCGACATCACGCACGTCGTCGAGTGCGACATCACGATCGCGAACTACGGCGGCTACCAGCTCAACTACACCGACGCGTTCCTCGACAGCCTCACCGCGCAGCCGGTCACCACCACGGCCCCGGCGTCGGTCCGCGGTTCCCTGTACACGCTGCACGGCGTGGTGGGTACCAGCCATGCGCCGCTGAACCTGCAGTTCACCCAGACCGGCGGGGTGAGCTTCCCGACGCTGATCGCCCACCGGCCGGGCCCGGACTCGCCGACCAACCTGACGCCGTTCGTGTCGACCGCCAACGTGACCGATCCGCCGGACGGCCGGCAGTACAACGTCACCAGCCAGATCTCGGGGCAGAACGCCCGGTTCAACGGCACCTACACGATCGTCGCGGTCGCGAACTCGTGGAACAGCCCGTCCTCGAGCAGGACGGTCACGATCAGCGTCTACCAGTTCGAGTACTCCGGTGGCCCGTCGAGCGTGCAGACGGTGAGCCGCACTTTCGTGCCGAGCACGGACATAACGAACGGGCTTCTCGTCGTCGGAGAGCTCACGCTGCCGGGCAAGGACATTCCGCCCGGTAACTCGGCCGCGTATTTCACGGTCGGCATCACCGACACGATCACGTCCGACCAGTACCTGGACGTGCTGTTCCTCGACGTGGCCGGCGAGACCGTGATCATCAACGAAGCCGGGTCCGGATACCCGGCTTACTTCATTGACGAGCCGACTCCCGATCGCGACCTCGGCCGGGTACTCGGCTCGAGCAGCGACCGGACTCGCGCTGTATCGGTGCTCGATTCGGCGTTCGTCTCCGGCGGCCCGCTGACCGTGGACGGTGGCAACGACTGCCAGTTGCTGGCCTACAGCGCGACCGGAGCGCCCGCCATCGCCGCAACTTACAGCCCTAGGTGGTACGTCGAGAGGCTTGCCTGAGGTGGCCATTCTGGCCGCGCAGATTTCCCGAGGGGGGACATGAAGAAGCTGATCACGATCGTCGCGATCATCGTCGCCATCCGGCTCCTCCCGCGAGCGGTCAGGCGCGAGGCGCAGTTCCTCGAGCTCATGACGGCGCTCTGCAACTGCCTGCTGGTCACGGCCGCGGCGACGAACGCGAAGGTCTCCACGCTCGACAAGCGGTCCGCTGACACCGCGACAGCACTGAAGAACGCACGGACCGCCCTGTCCGGGCAGAACACCAGCAGCAACGGGCTGGCGGACGGGACCATCAATGGCAGCTCAGGCAATATCGGGCTGAATAACGGCACGGTCGGCGGCACGTCCGGCCCTCAGGTCGGGGGAGCTTCGGCGCATACCCACGGGCCCGGCAGCTACTCCGTCAACGACGGCCACCACGTCCACGGCCCGGGCAGCTACGCAGTGACGAGCGGGAACCACAACCACACCCTGCCGTTCGCTTGAGCGCCCCGCCGCAGTGCCATGACGCGCTATCTCGCCGGGGGTGATTGGCCATCGACCGGCGCTCGGCTTCCCAGGTGGTCACTTTCGCTCCCGATGGCACTGACGCGCGCTGGCTCGGCCAGCTGGGGCATGTAGCCGGACTGTCTTACTCGTTCACCTGCCCTGGCGGTGCGGACCAGTTGTCCTGCACGCTCCAGATACCGCCTTCAGCGCGCTCGCCCGCGCTGAATCCGGGGCGCATCGTGAAGGTGGTCCGCGGCGGAAGTGTCGTCTGGTACGGGCAGCTCAACGAGCCGGTACCGTCCGTGTCCGGGTGGGCCATCCAGGCACACGGTGCCGCGACCATGGCGTCACAGTTCGCCGCTTACTACACGAGCTGGTCGCTTAACAACCCCGTGGATCAGGCGATCCTGCGCGGCCTGCCCTGGATCAACCCGGGCATCGCCGGGGGCTGGCTGTCCCAGCAGCCCGACAACGCCTCCCAGACGGTCGCCGACCACCTGAACATGGTGTGCGGGAAGTCCGGCCAGGTGTGGCAGGTGGACCGCTGGAACCGCCTCCAGGTCGGCGCTATCCCGTCCGTGGTGAACCGCCTGCTGGTGGCCACGTCCCCGGTGGCGCGCAGCATCGCGAACGACATCACGACCGTGTGGCTGAAATACACCGCCAGCGATGACGGATCAGGAAATGACACCTACAACCTGACCGACTCGTTCAACCAGGGCGACATCAACCGGCACGGGCCGACCGAGGTGTACGCGGACCTGTCCAACGCGGGAGTCATGTCCGCAAGCGCGGCACAGGCGGTCGGCGCGGCCACGCTGGCGCGTTACCAGCGGGCGTCGTTCGCGGGCCCGTTCACGATCAGGTACGGCCAGTACCTGACGACGGGCGGAACGCCGGTCGATCTCGGCTGCGAGCGAGCCGGGACCGTCGCGCGTCTTTTGGTTACGGATGCCCCCTTCGGGGGCGAGCAGGCGGTAGGCCTCATCTCCTTCGTCGTTGGCTCGCTGGTCTATTCCGACGACACCGGAACCGCCCAGGTGACCCCCATGAATAGCGCCCGTGGCGACTTCGCTGCCCTCTTGGCGCTCATAGCGCCGGCCACTAGTTCCTGACGTACGGAAGGACACCCATGCCCATCCGAGAGCACCACCCCGACTCCGACGCGCCGGACGGCATGCGCGACCTGCCCGTCACTCACGTCTACGAGCACCCGGACGGCCACGGACTGGGCGAGCACCACGCGGACCCGGGCGATGACCCGCTGCACGAACGGCCGGCCATCCCCGGGCAGGTGCTCGAGCAGATGCTGCCGGAGTTCCGGGTGAGCATGGCGGACCTGGACCTGCCTCGCGGCGCCGAACTCGCCCACGTGGCCACCGACGAGGACTCCGGGAACCTGATCTTCGCCTGGACCGACAAGCAGGGCAACCCGCGGCGCACCTCGTTCACCCCGGAGCAGGCCGGCCAGTTCCTGACCGCCCAGGGCGCCGCCGAGACCGAAGGGAAGGCTTCCTGATGCCGCTTTCCGCAGGGCAGCTCATGACCTACGCCGAGCAGCAGGCCCTCGCCGCGGTGTTCCGCAAGACCCAGAGCCCGGCTACCGGGTCGGTATACCTCGCGCTGCTGACCGCCGCTCCCGCCGCAGGGACGGACGCGACGATGGCGGCCGAGACCGAATACGGGGCTACGGGCAACGCCCGGCAGGTGTACGGGCCCGGCACTCCGAGCGCGGCCAGCCCGTCGGTGATCTCCAACGCCGCGGCAATCACGTGGGGGCCGTTCACGGCGGGTACCGGCGCGGCGGTCACGTGGGCGATGTGCTGTGACGCGTCTTCAGGCACCACGGCCAACCTCATCGCGGCCTACCTGCTGTCGTCGTCCCGGACCCCGGCTGTAGGCGACTCGCTCCAGAGCGCGATAGCCGGATTTACGTGCCAGGTTTGATAGGTTATGTCCGCGTTGCCTAGCTCCATCAGGCCGGGCCGCATCCTGACCGTCGAACCGGTCGCGCCGGATGCGAAGATCCCGCGCGGCCACCCGTGCGGGGCGTTCCCGAACAGCACGCCGGGCACCACCTGCGGGGCGACCCCGGCCGCCCTGTACCTGAAGACGTGCCCGCACGGCCACCGCCGTGAGGTGCGGCTGTGCGGCACCCATTTCGGGGAGGCGACCACCGCGCAGGCGTCCTGCCGGGACTGCGCGACAGACCTGACCCACCCGCACGCCTGCGCGGTGGGCGTGCACCTGCTGCCGCAGGCCTGACCTGACCCGGCGGGGGTGAGCGGGTGAGCCTCGGAACCCCCTACACCGTCGGCTCCAACACCCCCGGCACGGCCACCAGCCAGGTCATCTCGGTCACCCACGCCACAGCGACCGGGGATGTCGTCCTCGTCGCCTGCGACAGTTCCACCACGCCCCGGGTCAACTCCGTAACCGACTCCAAGAGCAACACCTACAGCCGGGTCGGCACGGCAGTCACTACCGGCGAGCTCGGCGACGTGTGGATCTCCACCACGGGGATCGCGCTCACCACCTCCGACACGATCACCGTCACCTGGTCTTCCACGACCGGGACCAAGAGCTGCATGGCCGTGGGCTGCCCCGGGGTGAAAACCTCCGCCAGCCCGGTCGACCAGGACGTCACCGCGAACTCGACCCTCACCAACGCCCCGTCCGTCACGTCGGGCACGCTCGCGCAGGCATCCGAGCTCGCGATCGGCATCCTCGGCAACGGCAACGCGGCCGGCGCCCCCACGCTGGGCAACGGGTTCACGCAGGTCGGCCAGGTCCACTCGGGGTTCAACGACTACCTGACCGTCGGGTACAAGATCACGTCGGGCACCGCGGCGGTCACCTTCTCGTCGTCGACGGGCTCGAACTCCACGGCGTTCATCATCCTGCTCACGCTGCTGCCGGGCGCCCCGCTGGCGGCGGCCGGGTCCGCCGTGTCCGGGTCCGGCACGTCCGGGTCGGTCGGCGCCGTCGGCGCGCTGGGCGGCTCGTCGGCCGGGGTCTCGTCCGCGTCCGGGCCTGACCTGCTCTGGCTGACTCCCGCTGCCGGGTCGGCCGCAGGTGCTTCCGCAGCTACCGGGACGATCACCGCATCCGGCGCTGCGGCCGGGACCGCGACCGGGAACCCGTCCGCGACCGGGGCGGTCACGTCACTGTCGGCGGTCGCCGGATCCGCCGCGGCGGCCAGCAGCACCTCCGGGCCCGCGCTGGCCGTGACCAGCGACGCGGCGGGCACCGCGGCATCGTCAAGCTCGGCGTCCGGGGTCATCACCGCGGCGCTGTACGCGGGCGGCACCGCGGCGAACGTCACGGTCGCGGCCGGGACGATCACCTGGTCGTCGCTGATCTCGGCGGCCTCAGCGTCACCCTCGGCGGCCAGCGGCCAGATCACGGCCAACCTGGCCGCCTCCGGGACCGCTACGTCGGCCAGCGCCACGACAGGCGCCCTGGCCGCCACCCTGGCCGCCGCCGGCACGGCCGCCTCGGCGACAGCCGCCTCCGGCACGATCGCCGCGCTCGGCGCGGTAGCCGGGGACGCGGCCAGCGTCCCGGTGACCTCAGCGGCCGTCACGGCTTCAGCCAGCCTCTCCGCTTCCGCCGTTTCCGCACCGGCCACCGCCGGCTCGGTCACGCTGCAAGGCTCCGCTACCGGGACCGCAGCTAGCGCCAGCACCGCGGCCGGGACCGTCATCAGCCTCGGCGTCCTCGCCGGGACCGCGATCAGCCTCGGCGTCACGACTGCTGCGATCACGGCCGCCGGGGTTATCTCCGCATCGGCCGTCACGACCAGCTCGGCAGCCGGTACCGTCACCGCCACCCTGACCGCTACCGGGACCGCTGCGGCGGCCACCTCGGCCGCAGGTACGCTGCCGCTGCTCATCACGGGCTCGGGCTCGGCTGTCTCCGCGTCGTCGGCGTCCGCCGCGATAGGGGCCCTGCTCGCGACCGCCGGCACTTCAGCGTCGGCCTCGGATGCCGCCGGCTCCATGGCCGGGTCGGGCGTCCTGTCCGGGCAGGCGCTGGCCACCGCGTCAACCTCGGCCGAGATCGTCACCCAGGGTGCGCCCGACGGCCAGGCCGCGGCCGCGAGCACCACCTCCGGCCTGATCACTGCCCTCGGGCTGCTGGCCGGAGATGCCGCGTCGGCGCCCGCCACTGCGGGCGAGATCCGGGCCACGGACATCGCCGTCGGGTCGGCCGGATCCGATTCGTCCGCGGACGGCGCGATCACGCAGGTCTCGGTCCTCTCGGGGGCGTCGGAAAGCACCAGCACGGCAGCGGGCACGCTGACCTCCGGTCTTCCGCTCGCCGGGTCGGCCGCCTCGGACACGGCCACGGCAGGATCCGTCACCGCCCTGGCCGCGCTGTCCGGGTCGGCGGTCTTGGCCGGCAGCACCTCGGCTGAGGCTGTCGCGGTCCTCGCCGCCGCGGGCACCAGCGGTGCGACCTCAGCAGCAGACGGGTCGCTCACCGCGGCACTGGCCATCTCCGGGGCCGTGCAGAGCGTTTCCGGCGCCAGCGGCATAGCCGGGGCCGTGCTGGGCGTCTCCGGGACAGCAGGATCGGCGTCATCGGCGGCAGGCGCGACCGGGAATCTCTACGACCTCACCGGCTCGGCAGCCTCGGGCAGCTCGACGGCAGCGGCGGCTTACATCTTCGCCGCCGTCGCGGGCTCGGCCAGCACGCAGCCGGTCACCGCCGGGACGGCAACCGCCCTCATCGCGCTGGCCGGCCAGTCGTCGTCCGCCACCGGGGCCTCCGGTTCCGTCACCGCGCTGGCCGTGCTCGCCGGTCACTCGGCCGGGACGAGCATCGCGGCAGGCACGGTCACCGCGACCTGGGCAGTCACCGGGACCGCGGCCGGCGCAACGGCCGCAACCGGGACCGCGGGCCTCGTCATCGGGATCGCCGGGACCGCGGCCAGCGCGGGCAGCACCACCGGGGCCGTCCGGAACCTGCTCGGCATCACCGGCACGGCGTCAGCCTCGAGTACCGCCACCGGGCGGATCGAGGGCGCGCGGCTACCCGGCACCGCGACGGTCACCGAGGACCTGGCGTTCTCCGCCGTCGTATCGGAGGACCTGACCGCCTGGGCCGCCGCAAGCGCGGATCTCACCTGCACAGCAGATGTCCGTGAACAGCTCTCCGGGGAGGCGTCCGTGGCGGACTTCGAGGTCGCAACGGCCACCGCAGGCGTGAGCTCATGAATACGTTCCTGGCCGGGGCGCTTGTGCGCGTCACCGTCACGTTCACCCGGCCGGGTACGGACGACGGCGGGAACCCCATCCGCGTTCCCGCCGACCCAGACACGGTGACCCTGCGCTACCAGCCGCACCCGGGCGCGGACATCGCAGAGATCACCTACCCGGGCGACACCCGGATCATCCGCGAGGACACCGGCGCCTACCACTCAGACCTCGACACCACGAACCTGCCGGGAGACGAGTTCACCTACGTGTGGACAGGGACCGGGAACGTCCAGGCAGCAGCCGAAGGCACGTTCCTCGTCCAAGTCCAGTTCCGCTGACGGGACGCACGCCAGACCGGGGGTGGGTGCATGACAGGGCACCTGGT